TCATGGAACGCTAAGGTGTCGTCAAAGTCTACAACGATACGTTTATGATACATTAGAAAAATCCTTCAATTGTAGCACCAACTTGCTTGGGTTCTTTAATTTCATTTTGTCTTCCATCAACAAGAGTCAAAGGCTTTTCAAGTAGAACACTTCCAGGAGTTGAAATAATAATTTCTCCGTTTTCGCGACGTTCACGAGCACTTGGGAAGTAACTTGAAATCCTATCTATAAAATCTATCTTATCATGTCTTTTGCCTTTTGTCAATACAAAATCTAAGAATTTTGGACCAAGAACTTCAATATCATTAAACTTATAAGCAATTTCACGGCATGCTTTGGTACGAGCTTTCCATTCTTCAGGATTATCAGCAATACGTTTTAATTCAGCCGCAAGCTCTTCTTCCTTGGTAGCTTCTGAGATAAGTGGACCATAATATTCACCCCACTTTTTACCTTCAGGTGATACTGCGTTTTCAGCAAAGTGTCTACTAATAACAGGCAAGGATAATAGGAATGATTCAATTACTGTATATTCCATACGATAACCATATTCCTTTGGATCACCAAGGCGATATCCACACCAAGCAGCCATAGAGGTACCAAGCTGGCCCATACCAAAATCATACTTATATCCATCATAAGCTGTAATTGTAGTACCAGTTTTGTTTTTCTCTTTGCCTGGAAGGTAATGTTCACCAGCTGAGTTTGTTCCAACAAATAGAATTTTTGGTTGATAAGACTTATGATATGGAGCTGCATCAGTAGCTAATGTTTTAGAGTCAGGATTACCAATAGATGAAATAGAACGTTCACAACCCATCAAAGTCAGATCCCATTCATTTTTCAAATATGGTTCAATACGACAAATCATTCCAGGATCTTTTAGCGTTGACATACGACCCATATACATAAAGTGCTTTTTTCTATCTTCATAGTCAACACGATATTGATCGTAATCTTCAGTACGAACCCAAATAGGATTTTCAAGTAGTCTACCTTCAAGGCCAGGATCAAGTGCTAAATAACACTCTTGTGAATATCCTTCAAATGATTGTGTAATACCAATGTCTGCCAACGCAAACAACTCGCCAGCACCAGTCTGACGATTAATAGTATTTTTAGTAATAGCATGATCATGCACCACAATGATTGGATCATTAATAGCTTCTACAAACTGACGAAATCTATCAATGTACTTTCCATTTTTACGGGTAGGAAAAGAGTGTACAATAGCAATGTCACACGTGTTAACAGCATCTACTATACTTGGTACATCTTCTATTTCTTGATTAGACTCTACTCGTAAAACGTTTCCATGCCAATCTACGTTTTGAGCTCGGGCAAAGCTTTGTTTATTATCAAAATCAATAACCATAGTTTCATGGCCTTGAGATACTAACCAATCTTCAAAGATGTTTGCACCTTTGGTTACACCACAACCTTCAATACCTTTACCAAAAATAAAAGCAATTTTCATAATATAATCTCCTCATTGTATCTTGTATGGACTATTTAGCCATTTTAGATACTAATGTTTTTCACTATCATCGCCAAGCATTCTGGCTTCCATGTTTTCTTTTATATCCATTACCTTTTCGTTCTCAATTATATTGATAATAATATTGGTAATGTCAATGTCTTTTTGTATAAAGTACATCTTTTGTTGGAGTTTCTTAAGCTCTTTTTCATAGAACTCTAACTCTTTTTGTTTGCGAACTTTTGTTTCAATTATGTCCGTAATTTGAATAAGCTTACCAGTTGGTTCATCCATCGCTTGCTTCTGCAATCCTTTCTATATTATTACTTAATATATCATTAAACTCTTTATCTGTCAACTCATATTTTAAGCCTTCAGATAATGCTCTACTAAAACTAGCAACTACATTATTATTTAGCCTTAGTTTACTACATGCTCCTGCTATAGTATATCCACCACTTAAAAACACAACCCGTTCTACATTAGGAAACACTGTAAGGTTATGATATAGGTTTGGTACTACTGGTGGTGTTAGTTTAAATATAACAGGAAAATTTACTGTTGATAGCGATTCCAATTGATAATATAGTTCTTGCTCAATTGCTTCTTTATCAGGATTATTGATTTCAACTTCGGGTTCGATGATAGGAACTAGGCCATATTCGCTTACTGTTTTTGCTATTGAAAACTGTTGTTTAAGAACAGGTTTAATCGTATCAATATTCTTAACAACGCTACGCATTTTAGTACCATAGATTTTAGGACCAATCCCGTTTGTAGCCCATTCGCATATATCATTTATATCAAACGGTTTCATTGTGCCGTCTGTAGTAAGTCCTTCGTCGATCTTTAGGAACGAATCAATACCTTTTTCATCAAGGATATTAACCATTCCACGAGTAACTGAGTCTTTAAATAAAATTGCTGCTGATATATTACTATCATCAAATGCTGGTGAGTTTACAATTCTAAGACGCATATCATGGATTTTATCCATCATATTATCTTCAGTATATTGAACGCCATATCTTTCTAATGTGCCAGGCGTTGATCCACCACTTTGATCTAATGCTGCAATAAATCTCACGCATCATCCTCCATATGAGTTTGAATCCATTCCACTACTTCATCAACAGTATCAAACTCAGGGCACATATTTACTACTGTATTTTTACCATCATCGTCGACATGTACTGCATCTGATGTGTATTTACCTTTATTGGTAACTTGTATGTTATGCTTTGAAAATACCATTACTTCACCAATCCAAAGTGGCGTTCATACACATGTAAATTTTGGACTTGCCAAATAAGCATACCTTTTTGAATAGTAGGGTGCTTATTACCTGGAAGTCTGCATTGTTGATTCCATTGAGATACAAACTTATCCATTAGATATTGAGCCCACGCGTAATCGTTCTTATAGCCAAAGACTACATCATTAGAACGCATTTGAGATACCATCATCAATGTATCGTCACGGATATAAAATGTTTGTGCGTTAGTACAAATAAAGTCTGACTTGCCACCTTCATTAAACTCAACCCAGATAGAAGGACGGTTGTAAACCATTTCAGCACGACGGCTTTCAATATTAGACCATAACTCATCAAAGGCGTTTTGGAATTGATTATGGTATTTTTTAGAAAATACTAAATGGCCATAGTTTGAATTAATGTTACCATGTGGATCAGCTGAATACTGCCACGCTGCAGGTGGTTCTTTATCAGGTCCATAGATATCTTTAATGTTTGTTGATTGCGACTCATACCAAGCAAGCTCAGCATTAATATAAGCTTGGCTTGGTTCACCAAAGATTGCTGGTTCTGAAGCAACAAAGCTTGCACCTAGCATTTCAATAGTGCGTTGACCAGTTTTGTCAATTTCATATGCTTCATCTTTGAGTTCACCAATAAAGAACTCTCGAATATCTTGTACTGTATTATACCGCATTTGTATCATCCTCTACTTTAAAGCGATCATCAATCAAATCTTTGTCACCTTGCAATTCACACATAACCAAAATAATCATTTGAGTTAGCGCATGATGTGTATGAGGTAAACCACTTTCAGGATCTAAGTCTTCACCTGAATGGAATGCCAATAGGTGACGCATAATAGAAGCGTAATGACGAGAATATGGAAACTTATCCAGATCTTGACGCCAATTGTTTTCACCATATTTTTGAGCACCAAAGCCAAAAACCTGAGCAGCTGCAATGATAGCCTCAGGTGGAACTAAATTAATAGGTGGTTTGCCATTATCATGTTTCATATTTACTCCATTCATACATCATAGTTATATATCGCGCGTGGTTCAGTTTTTATACTATAAAAATACTTAATACGTTTTACACCGTCATGATCAATAGTCCAATTGTTATCATACTTTTCTTGGCACTTACGAAGGTTTTGGCGAATGGTATCAAAGGGCACAACAGCCCGCCAACGAACGTCAAAAGTATTTTCAGATAGTTTATTATAACATCCAAATATGATTATGTCAACACAATTTGGGTATAAACGACGGTTTCTTACAATTTTATTTGCCATATAGTTTGATATGGTCAACCATTTCTTTTCATATTTATCTGGTAATTTACCAGGATCTTGGGAGTTTTTAACTTCAGCCTTAAGCCCGTTCCATTCAACATCCCAGTTATGAGAGTCTGGATTTGAATAATCAAATTGGTTAGGGTTCATAGTAGCACCCTGTGCTTGAAGAGCAAACTCGAGTGGAACACCAGCCCAGCAATGAGAATACACAGCTTCAAGAGATCGATTCCTACGTCGATAAGGATCTTCAAAGATTTCTTGAGCCATAGTATTAATATGACTTACTTGATTGTCGTCTAATGTGACGATGATTGGTTCGGGTAGCTTAAGCATTAAACACCTTTATAAAAAGATTTCCATTGAGAACCGACAGTTCCAAGGCCATTACCTGACAAATAAACCTGCCACATAATACGAGAAACTTCAGCCGATGAACGGGCCTTTTGAATATCTCGTTCCAAGCCCATAGCCACAACTTTTCGTGTCTTCCGACGATCGATTAAGCTTGTAGCAGTTTCTTGAGCCTCAGTTAAGGGTAATTTATCAAGTGTTTGTAGTTTTTCCATATCCATGGTACTATTCCTATCACAGTTTAGATGGTTTGTCAACTATTATTTAGCGATCGTATACGTATACATCAGCAGATGTCGCCAAGCTCAAAGGTAGGCCTTGGTCATAAGCCCGCGGATGTCTATAAGCACGACGAGCAATTTCAGCACGAGGGCCACGACCTTGAAGTTTTACGTATTGAGGTTTTACAAAGGACCAGTTATAACGACGGATTTCGCTATTAGCATTTTTAATAAGATCACGAATATTGTTAACAGCTTCCATATCATCAGGATGTACTTGGCCATTAACCATTTTTACAGTGAAACGGTATGCTGTTGAAGTGCGGTTTTTAGATGTGAATTTCATTATTTGGTTTCCTTTGTTACCTTATACAATCAATATAACATAGTTGAACTGCTTTGTCAACAGTTAATTTCATTTTATTTCAAGTTTTTTTAAGAAAGATTCCATAGCTTCGTCATATTTAGCAAAACTATTACTTGATAAGTCATCAAGAATACGAACATCATAGACTGTGTCACCTTCGACACGTCCCCACATCCAAGTGTTTTTATAGAAGCGTTCATCATCTTCGTACAGTTCATTTAACAAAGCGTATCCATTATGCTGATAAACCTCATCAAATGATTCCAACAATTCCTCTTTGTACCATATATCATTTTTTAGCATATTATATTCCTTATTGATAGTACTATTATACCATAGTTAAAAAGCCTTGTCAACGGTTAATTTAATTTTTTTTTCATATAAATAACTGTAAAGAACAAGGAATTATAACATGCCTCAACAAACAGTAGTTTTTACACCAAATGTCGAGATGACTACGCCGGAAGCTTTGTCGCATATCTCTACTTATCTTAGTTCAGAAGTGTTAACTTTTTTAAGTACAACAACCGGCCGTTCTTCAGCAACAAGTGTAGAAAATAATACGCATACTGTAATAACAAATTGGACCGATGAAGCCGCAGCTGAGTACGTGGCTCTTATGGCTGATGTTTCCGCTTCTGCTAAGTCATCTTTGGTTTCAGATGGTTGGTCTATTACATTTACACCAGAGACTGCTGACCTTTAACAACTAGGTTATATTATGAGAAAAAATGATTTTGAAATCGTTAATCCCGATTTTCTATACAATATGGATGAACACGCGCAGTTTTGTTTTGAAAACGAACCACGCGGATTCTTTTGGCATCCGGTCTACAAACACTGGATAATATTCTCTATGGATAGGCTTAAAGAAGCCTCAAAGATGAATGAAGAATTTAGTTTAGCAA